TTCAGTTGTTGGCTAAGGATTTAATTCCTCTTCTTAATCAGGCAGGAGCCGGTTCTTTGCTTAAGCCTGACGCTTATGCCACTATAGCGAATCAACTATTAACCTCACTTGATTTGGAACCTTCGGATTACTTAAAGGATCATACGACCCCTGAGTTTTTACAGGGAACTGCAAAGGCACTTGAGGAACAAGCCAAGGAAAAAGAGCAAGCCAAGAAGGTAGCAGAGGCCAAAATGCAGAGCGAGATTGATCAGGCTCATGCGAATGTCCGTTACACTGACGTGCAATCTAATAATGCCTACCAAGACAATGCCAGGCAGCTTGCAATAGCAATCGATACTCACATGCAAAAGTGGGCAGACATATCACTTAAAGCACATAAAGAAGGTGTCGAAGTACCTGAGAGACCTCCTTTTGGAGACCTTATGGCTATGTCCAAACAAGTACTGGACGAGCTGGAAGTTAATAAAAGTAAGAGTAACCCTTTAAATATCACAGGTCAGTCCATGGACCCTGAAGAATTATCTCATGCACAGCAAAAGATGAATCCTTCGGTAAGTCCACCCAGGACCCCCGGGGATAGTGGAGTATAATAATGGATAAGTATAAAGAAAATGCCGAGAAGAGGCTGACTGGAAAAATACATCCCGACAGACAAGCGCAAATAGCTTTGGCTACTGCCAAGTTTTCTGCACAACATCGAGAAGAATTTTTTACAGAAGCCTACGGTGAAATATTAGTGGACCTATTTTTGAAGTGGCTCAATACAGAGCCCCACGAGAATAAGTCTCGAGATCACCTATACCACTGTGCAATGGCACTTGGTTCTGTGAAAGAGAAGATGTTACAAATAGAAACTTACGGTGGCAATTTACAAGCTATGAAGGAGAAAACGAATGGCGCTGATTGAAACAGATAACATACCCAAGATAATGAAAAATATAGACGATACTCTCACCTTCTATTTCAACCATGAAATAGCTGGTCAAGCAGGAAGTTTTAAAGTAAGACAGTATGCTCAAGAAATAGCAGCTTTACTTACTATGAAAGAATTTGTGGAAGGCAAAAAACCTGCCACGAGTACTGCCACCCTTAAAACGGGAGGTAAGTAATAATGGCTGAACAACAAACCTCTACCCAATCGGATGATGTGAGTGTTCCAGGCGGTAACGAAGACGCACAACTCAGTGACATTCTCAGGAATTCACCTCTGGCTCAACAAGCTGGAATTGTACCCTTACCTGAAGAATCTCTACCTGAGGCTGAAGCGAACCCAGCGGAAGAAGAAGAGGCACCTCAAGACCTGGCCTCTGAAGAAGAAGCTGCAACAAATGAAGAAGGTAATTCTGTAGAAGAAGATATATCAGAAGATGACAACCAAGAAGCTCAAGGCGGAGATGACGAGTCTACCGAAGCTGAAAGTTATTCTCTGGAAGACTTGGATGATATAATGGTAACCCATAAGATAAACGGCGAGGAAGTTACTCAAAAGTTATCTGAATGGATTGCTTCTTCAGCAACCAAACAGTCTTTATCAAAACAAGGTCGAGAAATAGGCGAGCTCAAAAAGGCATTAGAAGAAGAAAAAGTGAAAAAGTTGACTGAGCTTGATCAACTAGGAAGTGCTCTGGCGCAAAACTTTTATGGTGAAGAAATAAAAGCCCAAAAGGCTTATCATGACGCCACCATGAAGTTACAAAAAGCGCAGGAGTCCGACGATACTTACGAAATCGGTGAACTTAGTAAAGAACAAACTAAACACCAAAAAACTTACTGGGAAGCCCGTAGTAGACGGGAATCTGCTCTTAAAGGAATTCAACAACAACAACAGCAATTCCAACAACAGAAATTTCAGGAGCAAGTAGTTCAGTTCAATAAAGATATAGGGCAACTTATACCTAATTGGAGTGAGAATACTGCCAAAGAAATTCGAGACTTTGCCCTAGAAGAGGGCCTACCTGAGCAATTAATAAATAGTATTACTAATCCTACGATAGTTAAGTTTGTTCACGATTATAAAAACCTTAAAAAAGGTGTTTCTAAGGGAACTGCAAAACGTAAGATCGCTAAAACGCTTAAGACCCCGGTGAAAAAATCCATACCAGCCGAAAAGAAGCGGATGGATGCTGAGGCCATGGTTAAAGCAAGGGCTTTTAAAGAGGATTCTTCCAAGGCAGATCAAGATGCTTTTATGAAACAATACGCCTTAAAATCCTTAAACTCAACTTAAGTCATTAGGAGGTAAATAATGGCTACTGGACAATACGCAACCCAGGGTGCATCGGATAACCGATTCGATTCTGGAACTAACGGTGCGGCTGTTTCGGAAAATGAGGACCTAGCTAACTTCATTAGCATGATTACTCGCGCTGAAACTCCGTTCATGTCTTCCATTGGAAAGACAAAAGCTACTGGTATATATCACGAGTGGCAAACAGACGAACTAGCTCCACCAGCTGCTTCAGAGATGGTACAAGGTGCCGACTTTGATAACGTTGGACCTGATGGTGCTACTAACCAGAATGATGGTGGTAATACTATTACTTCCGCTATTCGTAACAGAACTCGTTTGGGTAACTATACACAGATCAACGGTAAGACCGTGTCTGTCTCAGGTACCAAACGTGCCGTTGATCAAACAGGTGTGGCAGACGAATATGCTTACCAGCTTAAAAAGCGTGGTACAGAACTTCGTCGTGACGTAGAGGCAAACCTTGTACACAGCACTAACATTGCTGTTGCAGGTGCTTCCGGTACCAAAGGTACTTTTGGAGGTCTTTACTCTTGGCTGTGTTCTGCGAGTCATACTGTTCTGGCCACAAGTTCCACATGGAAAGTTCCTTCCACACTGCCTACTGGTGCTGGTACGGACGCCGCAGGAACTCACAGACCAGGTCTGACTGCTGCTACTGACACTCGTGTTGCATTGGAAGTATCCTACGTGGATGATGCCATGCAGAACGTGTTTGAAGCAGGCGGTAATGCTACCAAAGCTATGATGTCACCCAAGAACCGAAGGAACTTCTCTGCGAAGTCTCAGGCTCTTAACAGTAACGTTAGACGTAACATAGACGAAGGCGGTAAGCTCAGAGCTTCTGTTGACGTTTATATGTCTGACTTCGGTGATATAACAGTGGAGCCAAACTACATTATGGGTCTGGCCACTACATCTGCTGTTAGATCAGGTAACCACGCTTCTAATACCCAAAACGTAAGCTTGGCTAACCTATCTGTCATCGTTTATGATCCTAAGTGGTTCAAAATTGCCACACTGAGACCTCTGAAAGAAGTCGACGTAGGGCAAAAAGGCGATTCTACAGTTGGTATGATTGTTGAAGAGTGTACTCTTGAGTGCTCTAACCCTAAGGGTTCAACAATGATTATCGGTCTGAACGGATCTTAATCTTAAAGTCCCCTGGAGTATTTATTGCTCCGGGGGCAATTTTTTGGAGAACAGAATAATGATGCTAAAAATAACTAATAGCAGTGGTAGTTCCGTAACACACCAAAGTACCGCCCTTGTCGATGGTGGCTCGATATTTATCATGGGTGGATCTGTTTTATGTAATGCCACTAACACTATTACTCACTACAAGTATGATAGCGGAGCTACTTCTTGGACAGCAGTACCTGCCAATCATTCAGTGGAGTGGGGTAACCTAACACACAACGGAATTTTTGCGAGAGTGCTGAAGAGTTAAAATGGGAAAAAAGTTTAAACATAAAGAAGTAACAGGTGGCCTAGAAGGGCAAATAGAGTTTAATCAGATGGGTGGTTTATCCGGTTGGGAAGCTGCTCAAGACATTACTCCTTTTCTTGAACAAGCTAAGATGGAAAAGGAAATTGGGTTTAATAAGAAAACTCACTACAGGAAATTCGCCACTATACCTGACGTGGTAGCCATAGAAATCGCTACCAAGTATGGTGTTAACATCCACGATCCCAAGACCAATGGTGATAAAGATGTTATGAAAAAGTTTAAAAAGATTATTATAGAGGACTATCCACATTTGCTTGTTAGTACCTAGGAAGGAATGTTATGGCTACCTATCAGGAAACGCTTACCAATGTCAGGAATTGGATGGACAGAGATTCTACCGTCGTAAGTGATTCTTTATTACTTACATTTTTACAGTATTCGGCAGATAAAGCTTACAGGACCCTTCGAGTACCTTCCTTAGAGACAACCTTAGATTTTACTGTGACTACCAATGACTTAGTTGCTGATGCTTCTGCTGGTTTTGGCAAGGAAGTTAGTATGTCTCTGCCCAGTGACTTGATAGAAGTTATTTATATTCAAAAGAAAGGAACAGGAATTGTTTGGAATCAAAAGGTAGATCCCAGGACTTTTCATGACAGATATGCAGATAAAAAGGATTCTAACTATTATACCCGGATAGGGAGTAACTTCTTACTCCATGGTTCTTTAGGAGTAGATGACGTACTGGAAGTATGTTATTACAAAAGATTACCTAAAATTAATGCTACTTATGATATTACTGTTGCTAATTATTTAGCACAGACAGCTACCCTTACCACTATGACCAGAAGAGCTAATAGTTATACTAATAGTGATGCTTACATTGCTGGTCTTGGAAGGACTTCTTTATATTTTGCTTCAGGTACCACAACCTCACAAATAGATGCTTTGAGTCCTACTGCTGCTCAAACAAGTAGCGGGACAGTGGACGGAGTTAACTATAATGTAGCAGCAGAAATGGAGCCAGCTTACATAGCTAATTGGTTACGTGATGAAAATGAAAGAATATTGTTATACGGTTCTTTGGCAGAAGCCTTTTCTTTTTTGGAAGATCCTGCTCAAATGCAACTATACGAAGCAAAGTTTACTGATGAAATACAGAAGTTAAATGCAGAAGAGAAGTCCAGACTAGGTGCTGGTGGTAATACTTCTGTCAGCTTTTCAGGAATGGGATTAATTTAATGGGATGGACAACAACTTCAAGTGACAATGATGTGAAGGGCAGTGTTTTCTCTTCTTCCTCTACTATAGACCTTGGTGCAGCAATAGATTCAGATGTCTCTCTCAAAGAATTTAAAGAGAGTTTTTTGGGTGTTTACTCCTCTGCTCCTTCAAATACAGCATATGGCTCCGGTATTGGTGCAGGTATGCTGTTTTTTAATTCAAGTACAACCAGACTTCAATACTACGATGGCAGTAACTGGCAAAACTCTGCTCCGACGCCGTCAGAACAAACTAATATCAATACTGTGGCTGCCGATGGAAGTGACATAGGAACTGTTGCCGGTATCAGTAGCAATATTAGTACTGTCGCAGGTATCTCTGGTAACGTTACTACAGTGGCCGGGATCAGCAGTAACGTAACAACTGTGGCTGGTAACAATAGTAATGTTAGTACGGTGGCAGGTGTCAGTGGTAATATAACCACTGTTGCCGGTATCTCCGGGAATGTTACTTCTGTGGCTAACATTGCAGGTAATGTAACTACAGTCGCCAATGACGCCACTGATATAGGAGCTGTTGCAGCTAAAGCCACAGAAATTGGTTTACTAGGTACTTCAGATGCAGTAGCAGACATGGCTTTGCTTGGTACAAGTACTGTGATAGCAGACATGGCCATCTTGGCTACCTCCGATATAGTAGCTGATATGGCAATTTTAGCCACCAGTGATATTGTGGCTGACATGGCTATTTTAGCCACTACTGATGTAGTTGCAGATATGAACACTCTGGCTACTTCTGACATAGTTGCAGACATGAATACTCTGGCCACAAGTGATGTAGTTGCAGATATGAACACTCTGGCTACCTCCGATATAGTAGCTGATATGAATACGCTGGCTACTTCAGCCAATGTTACTAACATGGCCACACTTGGCGCTTCCGGAGTCGTAACTAACATAGCCACAGTGGCTGGTAATAATTCTAACATTACCACCGTTGCAGGTGCCAACTCAAATATTAGTACTGTAGCTACTAACATTTCTAACATTAATGCTGTTGCAGGTGATGCTACTGACATTGGTGTAGTTGCGGGTAAAGCAACAGAAATTGGTTTATTAGGTACAGCGGATGCTGTGGCTGACATGGCTCTTCTGGGTACTACTGATGTTATTGCTGATATGAATACTTTGGCTACTTCTGACGTTATAGCTGATATGAATACTCTGGCTACTTCAGATATTATAGCTGACCTTAATACCCTTGCCACATCAGACATTGTTACTGATATGAATCTACTGGCAACCTCGGCTAACGTTACAAACATGGCCACTCTGGGTGCCTCTGGGGTAGTGACTAACATAGCTACCGTTGCTACCAACGTAAGTAATGTTAATACTGTCGCCACAAACATAAGTAGTGTAAACGATTTTGCGGATAAGTATAGAATAGCTTCCTCTGATCCTTCTTCTGGTTTAGATGCAGGTGATTTATACTATAATACGAGTAGTAACCAATTAAAAGTCTATACAGGTTCAGCTTGGAATAACGCTTCTTTTTCTGTTATAAATACCTTAGAAGATACAGACTTTTCTTCTCAGGGTATTATGCTGAGAGGATCAAGTTCAGGAAGTTATAGTATTCTAACGGATAATAGCTCTAACTGGAATACAGCTTACGGCTGGGGTGATCATGGTTCTGCTGGATATGGAACTACAGATGACGCAACTGCACTCGCAATAGCATTAGGATAATAACATGGCAAATACATTTAAAGTAAAAACAAACGCAGCTATGCCCTCTACTGCTGGTACACCGTTGACCCTCTATACTGTACCAGGTTCTACAAGAGCAGTGGTACTGGGGTTAGTTCTATCAAACGTCCACAACTCACAAGTAAATGCTAGTGTACAACTAGTAAGTACCACTAATGATGTAGAAACCAATCAAACGGTATACTTGGTAAAAGATGCACCCCTTCCCGTAGGAAGTTCACTAGAATTATTGGGTGGAAATAAGGTGGTAGTACAAACAGGAGATATAATAAAAATAGATTGTTCAGTCGCTGCTAAGATTGATGCAACTCTCAGTATAATGGAGATCACCTAATGGCTTATATCGGCAGACCTCACACTAGTTTATCGGGGATTGATCCTGGCTTAGATTCTATTTCGGATTTAACAACTGCTGCCGACAAGATGATTTATACGACGGGTTCTGATGCTTATGCTGTGACAACCATTACCTCTGCTGCCAGAGGTTTACTTGATGATGCTAGTGTAGGGGATATGAGAACTACTCTTGGTTTGGGTACTATGGCAGAAGAAACAGCCACTAATTACTTAACGACTTCTGCAGCAGGTACGACTTACGCAACTTTAGCTTCTCCTGCTCTAACAGGAAATCCTACTACACCGACACAGGCCGCAGGAAATAGTACGACAAGACTTGCAAGTACAGAATTTGTTAGTACGGCAGTGGCTAACATAGTTGATTCAGCCCCCGCAGCCTTAAATACGCTTAACGAGTTAGCAGCGTCTTTGGGTGACGATGTCAACTTCTCCACCACAGTCACTAACAGTATTGCCACAAAGATGCCTCTTGCCGGTGGCACTTTTACTGGTGACGTAAATATCGAGAGTTCTGCTCCAACTATTTACTTCAAAGACAGTGATGGTACTGCAAATAATTATGGAGCTACATATTTTGATGCTGATACAATGTATGTTTACACCCGTAATGGAAGCTCTCATGGTAAGATAATACTCACTAGCTTTAATGGTACAGACCAAGCAGACAGATTAACTATTGATACGTCAGGTAATGCTACTTTTTCTGGTGGAATAACTGCAGCCCACCATGTCAATGTAGGAGTTGGCATGAGTTTTCAATGGGGTGACAGCCACGAAAGAATCGAACAGTCTGATGGCAATATAGAGTTTTTCACAGGCAATGGCGAAAAGATGAGGCTTCATGGTAGCACTCTCGTTATTGGAAAAGATTCAGCAGACACAACACTATCAGGTGGAACACCCCCTTTCCAAGTTATAGGAACTGGTTCTAGTGCTAGCATAGCAGCAGTCAGAAGAGAAGCTAATGCGTATGGGTCTTCTTTAATTTTAGCTAAAAGTAGGGGTACGACAGTCAATAGTTTTTCTAACTCTACTAAACTTTCAGATAATGACGCTCTTGGTTATATCCTTTTTATTGGTGATGATGGGACTGACTTAGATACTTATGGAGCTACAATACATGCAGAAGTAAATGGTACACCAGGTTCTAATGATATGCCTGCCGATTTAGTTTTTAGCACTAATGGTGGGTCTTCATCTGCAACTGAACGCATGAGGATTGATAGCTCTGGTAATGTTGGTATTGGGGTAACTAGCCCAAAAACAAAGTTACAAATCGTTGGTGAAAATAACTCTAGCAGTACGCCTTTAGGTAAAATCGCTAACAGTCAATTACATTTAGATCATACTACACATACTAATGCTATTTCTCAAATTGGATTTGGGTATTCGGCAGGTACATATTCTACTGCCTCTATAGGATATATTAGCACTTTGGTAAATAATTATGGTAAAGGTGATTTATTTTTTGCAACTAGAAATGTTAACACTGATACTGCTCCTACAGAAAGATTCAGAATAGCAACAGCAGGTCAGCTAGGAATCGGTGGTGCTAACTATGGAACATCTGGGCAGGTCCTAACCTCTGGTGGTGCAAGTGCTGCACCTTCTTGGGCTGATGCAGGGGGTGGAAATTGGACAACGATCAGTGAATCAACTGTGAGTAATCAACGTACTGTAAATTTTACTGTAGCAGCAGGCTATTGGTACAGACTTTATATTACAAATTTATATTTGCACTCTGCTACTAGGCAACTTTTTGCTCAGTTTTCTACTGATGGGGGAAGTAATTTTATTTCAAGTGGGTATACTGTATGGGCTAAAACGAACTATGCATCTAGCACTACTGTACAAGTTAGTACTGAGAATACTTGGAGCTATGGGGTGATGATTACTAAGGAGCATCTTGGTGCAGGTGCAGATTCGGCAAATAATATGATAATAGATTACTACCAACCGACAGGCTACCAGTTTCGTATGTGGGGTGGCCATTCTAACCTAAAGAACTCTAACAGTACGCATGATGGAACTTTTATTCTCAAAGATTTAAGTAACAGTAGTACGGCAGTAAATTATATAAGATTGACTAACTATGGAGCGAACAGTGGCACTCAATATTATATATATGGCAAGTTTAAGCTTATGAGGATGGAATAAAAATGACAATAGATTATTTTGAAAATGGGGAAATTATTCAAATTGAAGAGGATGACCCAAGAAACCCTGCGAATATAACTGGAGCAACTTCTACTATTTCTGATGAAAGAATTTTAGAATTAAAAGCAGAATGTGAACGTTCCAACAGAAATGCATTGTTAGTTTCAACCGATTGGTGGGGCGTTTCAGACAGAACAATGAGTGATGCTGAAAAGAAATATAGACAGGATTTGCGTAACCTTCCAACACACTCTAACTGGCCTAATCTGGAAGATTCAGATTGGCCTACTAAGCCCTCATAAGGAGAACAAATGCCATACATAGGAAAAGAACCAGGTCATGGGGTTAGGTCTCGTTATACGAAGGTCGCCAGTGGAAGTGAAACATCTATCTCTGGAACTATGACTACTGGAGGAACTCTATCATTCTCAGATGGAGAATACGTAGACGTTTACCTTAATGGAATATTATTGACTCCGACATCCGATTATAACACTAGTACTGCTAATCAAATAAGTGGATTAGCTGCTTTGAGTGCAAATGACATAATAGAAATAGTAGTATACGATTCTTTCAGTGTATTTTCGGGGGAATTCAAAGGAGATATAAATATATCCAACGGAGAACTTAAGATAGGTGGAAATACTGTATTTTCTACTTATGGGAAAACTCTTGTTGACGATGCTAATGCTGCAGCAGCCCGAACCACCCTTGGTTTAGGAACAGGTGCTACTGCCAGTGCTTACGTTCACCCTAATCACTCAGGTGAAGTAACTTCAACGGCTGATGGTGCGACAGTTATCGTAGATAATATTGTCGATGAAGCTAATCTTAAAATATCCAATGCAGGTAGTAATGGCGAGTTCTTGCAGAAGCAATCTGGTAACACTGGTGGTCTTACTTGGGCTGCAGTTGATCTGAGTAGCTATGCTCCACTAGCAGGGGCTACTTTTACAGGAGCTATCTCAGGAACAAACGCTACTCTCACAGGATACCTTCGTGGCCCTTCAAGTTTTACGATAGACCCTGCGGTACATGGAGATAACCAAGGTACTGTAGTCATTGCAGGTAATCTTCAAGTAGACGGCACAACAACAACGATCAATTCCACAACCGTAGCCATTGACGATCTAAACTTTTCAATCGCCACAGATGCGGCCGATTCAGCAGCCGCCAACGGTGCAGGGATCAGTGTAGGTGGAGCAGGGGCAACGATGCTCTATACCCATGCAACTACTTCTTGGGATTTCAATAAGCCAATTATTACGTCAGGGACTGTTACTGCAACAGG